AAGTAGTACAACAAACTATACAAGACGTTCTAGAAGCTGGTGAAAAAAGAGATATTGCACAAAGAGCAAGAGATATAAGAACAGGCGGGTTGTCGGCCTTTGGCTCTAGAGCAAGACTTACTGCTGCTGACCGTCAAGAAGCTCTTGGTAGAGGCTTAGCAGAAGCTCTAGGCGGTATTAGACAAGCAGGCTTTGGCCAAGCACAAAGAGATGCAATAACTACTTTTGCACAACAAAGACAAGCAGAGCAACAAGCAGCTAGAGATTTAGGACAGGTTGGCACCACACTAGCTGATTTAAGGGCAAGAGAAAGAGCAGGACTTGCAGGTTTTGGACAAACTGGTAGAGGTATAGAAGAAACTGGTTTATCTAGATTGTTCCAACAACAACTAGATCAACAAGGTAGACCGTTACAAGCTCTACAACTTACTGGTCAACTATTACCACAGTTTCAAGCTGGTACAACACAAATTGATTCACAATACAGGCTACCAGCTGACCCAAGTGCTCTTGGGTTAGGTGCGGCGTTTAGTGCATATACCTCTTTAAAACCTCCAACATCACAAGCAGGATAATATGGCACAGCAAACCTTATTAGATAACCAACCATTTATAACTGATCCTGATGTTATAGCTAAATTTGTTGAGCTTGGTATAGATCCCACAGGTAAAACATCTACACAATTAAATGATGAAATAAATACATTAATCGCTAAAGAATCAGCTAAAGTTGTTTTTGATCCATCTGATCCGTTAGATTATTTATCAGCTGGTTTAACTTTGTCTGGAGTTGGGGCAGGAGCAGGACTAGGATTAAAAGGGTTAAGAACGGCTAGTAAAGGTAAAAAAGCTAAAGAAAATATTGGTAAATTTCAGCAATTAAAGAATTTATTAAATCCTATTTATAAAAAAGGACCTACACCAGGACCAACTGTTACACCTTTGTCTGGAGGTGCACCATTTTCTACATTAGTGCAACCAACAATACCTTTTGGTGTTAAATTACCTCAAGCTTTAACATACGCAGGAGCTAGTACAAAAATTTTAGATGAAAGTATGGAGTCAGCACAAAGAGCTGACGAAGCTGAAATCTTACAACAAGAAATAAATGCTTTAAAGGTGCAAGAAATTAAGGCAGCAAATGAACAAATTGAAGCAGCTAAAAAAAGAAATGAACAGGCTAAAAAAACAGTTGAAGAACCAGAAGATGGTAAAGATAAAAAAACTCCAGTTCCTCCAAGTGAACAAAAACCAAAATCTGAAGTGACTAATTTATTTGGTACAGAACAATTTGTTAATTTTTTACGTAATGTTGGATCATCTTTAACTGAAACTGGCCAACTAGGTGTAGGCTTAGCAAAAGGTGCCACCAAAGCAGCAGAGGAAAGAGCGGCAAAAGAGTTAGCTCTAGAATTAGAAAAAATAAAGGCTGGAGCTAAAAGTGCAATAAAACCAGATTTAAAATACAAAATGGATGAAGATTATATAAACGCAAGCACAGAAATTTCTGAAAATGCTGGTAGTCTTGATTTTTTAAATCAAATAGAACAAATGCTACAAATAAGTGATGTGACTGGATTAAAAGCTTTTGGAAAACAAATTGGATATAAATTTAATTCTATATTTAACGCACAAGCAAAAATGGATCCAAAAACGGCAGTTGAAAATTTATTAAGAGAAATATCTATTGGTGAGGCTGAGGATGTTCTTGGTCAGTCTAGTGGTAGACTTTCTGATAAAGATATACAACTAGCTAGACAATTAGTTTCCGAAATAGAAGGATTAGGGGGAATTATAGGATCAGAAGATCAAGTATTGAGTATATTAGCAAGAAGAAGAGCAGATCTAGAGCGTGCACAAGCTAAGGCTGGCACTACTTTATATAGATTAGAAAACGAATACTTTAGATATGGAATAAGGCCACCTGATACTGGTTTATTTGATCTTTTAGAATCTTTAAACAAAAGGTCAAAGTTAGAAAATCCAGAACAAGACAAAATTAGAGTGCCTTTAGACCCAAAGCAAGCAGCACTTGAAGAAGCTGGAGCTAATTAAATGCCATTATATGAAGTGGAGATAGCACCAGGCGTTTATGAAGACGTAGAAGCCGCAACGCCTAATGATGCTAGAAAAATAGTTAAAGCTCAAATTGCTAAAGGTGTTTTAAGCCCAGTTTATGATGACATATTTTTTGATTATGATACTGGTGTAGATGATTTACAACTTCGAAGATTACTATCAAGAGCAGAAAGGTATGATGAAAAAGAATCAGTATTAAGAAATTTTGTTGGTAGGTCTGGATATACAAGAACGTCAGACGGGCAGTTAGCATTAACACCAAAGGGTTTGAGAGATAGAGGACAGCCCGTACAACGCAAAACTCTTGATGATGGTACAACTATAGAAATGAATACCGTTATTGATAGTACAAGTCCTTTTGAAAGAGGTGATTTGGCAGATTTTATGGGAGTTGCTGGTCCTGTTGTTGGTAGCGTTGTTGGTATCTTACCACAAAGTAAAATATTTCAAGCCGCAAGAGCATTTTCAGGTGGCCATCTTTTAGCACAAAGGATGCTTGGCTCAGGTATAGGGGGAGCGGCAGGTAAGTTGACTGAAGAAGCGGCTGACTATTTGCAGGGTTTCCAATTACAAGACGCACAAGATTTAGCTGCTTTAGCTGCGTATGAAGGTACTTTAGGTGCTGCTGGTGAATTTTTAGGTGGTGGATTATCTATTTTAGGTAGAAGTTTTGTAGGAGCAAAAGCACCTACTTCTGATCTAAGATTAAATTTTAATGCAGCTAAAGGTTATGATTTATTAGACATTAAAAAACTTGATATAGAACTAGGAAAAGAAGCCACACCAGCACAAATAGAAAAAGCAGTAAAAGACGGTAAAATAAAAACTTTATCAAATAAGTATGCTGCTGCTCTTGATAGTTTGGAGGTAAATCTCGCTGGTAAAACACAACAAATAGCAGAAGCCGTATTAAAAAACTCTAGGAATAAATCTAACATTCCTTATCTGACAGAGTTGTTTGATAACATGACAAATCAAATTAGAAATAGAGGTGCAACTTTAAATGCTTATGTTGATGATGCAACAAAAGATGTGATAGGTGAAAAAATTGCTAAAACACAAAGAGATTTAGAAATGGCCACTGTTGATACTATAAAAGCTACAAAAGAAGCTGTTGAAAGTTTAACAGATAGTTATATAGGTGCTAGTTCCTATTTAGAAACTCCAGGTATGAGAGAATATGGTGAACAAGTTTTAGATCTTTTAGGTAATGCAAAAAGAAAAGTAAACGAAGTTGTTGGTAAAGAGTATGACAAAGTTGATGATTTATTTTTTAGTGTTGCAAAATATGATAATTTTCAAAGACCTGAAAATGCAGCTGCTGGAGCTATAGATAACATTATTAAGCACTATCAAAGAGAAGGCCAAAATGCAATAAAGATATTCTTAGCAAAAAGAGGTATAACCAAAAAAACCTTTGATGGTTTAGACGATCCTAATGCAGATATTAAACTAAGAAATTTAAAACAAGCAAGTGACGCTTTTGATAACTTAAATGAACCTTTGCCTGATTTTGCATTATATGGCGGTGCTGGTGAGAAAAAATTTGGTAAATTAAGTAGAGTTTTAGAAACAAAAAGAAGAATAAATAAATATATACAACAAGCAGATGACGGACCAGAAAGAGATTTATTTTATAAATTAAGCAGACTCTTAGATGATACAGATTTACATAAATTAAAAGGTGAAGATTTCTTAAAAAACAACCCACAAAACGCTGATAGTATTTTTACGACATTAGAATTAAATGGTAGAGAAATTATAGCTCTTGAAAATGCACGTGGTAAAAATATATATGAGTCTTTATCTTTTGATGAAATTGGTAAAATTAATAAAAGTATAAAACTTTTAAGAGATGCTGATAAATTAAATGCAAAATTAAATGAACCTTTTGATAATGCAATTATAAAAAGGATGCAAAATGCTGCAAGGGGTAATGGTGCTTTTGACCCAGATGAAGTTTTTGATAAATTAATACATTCTGGTTCATTAAGACAATTAGACGATTTTTTTAAAGCAGTTGAAGATTACGATAATTATTTGATTTCTAAAAATAAACCAGAGCTGGCAACAAATTTAAATAGAGTAAAAACACAAACCGCACAAAGATTGTTTGCAAATGCTTTTGCTGACAGCATAGATCCTGTAACAGATATGATTGACTTTACGGCCTTTGCAAAATATATACAAAAATTTGAATCAAAACATCCTGGAAAGATAGACTCTTTGTTTAGAAACACAGATGGAGCTGCTTCAGGAGAAACTATTAAACAAACTATAAATCAACTTGTGAAAATATCTCCTAGATTAAAAGCGGCTGATATTGAAGATTTGGTGTCTGTTTTTAGAGGACAAGATGGTTTAGATACAACAGCAAAAGGTAGAGCATTTATATCATCATTAGAAGAACAAGCTAAAGCGTCAGCAAGAGAAGCTGACTTTCTTGCAAACCGTAATTTATCAGAATTACCAAATAGATCTCCAAGTGAAATAGTAGAAACAATATTTAGACCAAAAAATAGCGATAATATAATTCAGTTAAGAAGAATTATGGGGGAAGAAAAATTTGCTGAAGTTAGAGAGGCTAGTTTAGGAAAGTTGTTGGAGGACGCTATTGATTTTAGAACTAAAGGCAACGTACCAATAACTGATATATTTAAGGTTAAAAACTTAAGTACAGCTCTGGAAAAATATAGTAACGAAACTTTAGAAGCTATGTTCGGTAAAGAGTTTGTGCAAGATATTAATAGTTTTGCTGATGTTATTAATGCACTTACCAAAGGAGAAGTAGGCAGAGGTAATGGTCCTGGTGCTTTGATTGCAGCTGGTATTGGGGCTGGCATAGTGTTTTATCCTTTACAGGCGATCCCTACAATTATTGGTTTGGGTATTACAAAGGCTATGTTAGGTAGCCCTAGAACTGTAAAACTATTAAGCAAAACAGATAAAGGATCAATTAGGCAGTTATTTGATGCACTGAGAACAGCTGCTGCTCAGTTTGGATATAGATTAGTTAATAATGAGTTAATCAAAGTTGATGAAGAAATATCTGAATTTATGGATGAAAACGCACCTGAGTTGCCTGATATTAATATAGACGATATTTTCAGCCAAACTCAACAAATTAGTCCACCACAAGTAAATATAAATTTACCCGAGGTTAGTCCTGTACGTGTGTCTGAACCTCTTGGACAAGATCAGCAAGACAGAATAGAATTTGCAGAACGTCTGTTTAGAAGACCTGTTATATAAGTCCTATCTCATCCCTATCAAAACCTAACGGCACATCTGATAAACAAGTTAAATGCTCTTTTGGTATGTGTATGTATGGTTCGTTATCCTCATCATAATTAGGTGTAGGATTTATATTCATACGTATATCGTAGACATAATCTGGCATCCATTCGTGCATCCAGATACCGTCTGTCATACCGTAAACGGTTATAAAAGGATGACCAGTTAATTGACTAAACGAAGCTCCTTTACGCAGTTTGTTTGCAGATAGTATAAACGTATCATACTTATCACTAGCAAAACTACGGCACTTAATCTCACACCAGTACCATTTATTGGCTGATTCTATCCAATAATCTATACCGTAACTAACTGGTAGTTTGTGACAGCTTACTTGCCAAAGGCCTTCTAAAAAGCCTGCCACCCTGTCTTCTCTTTTCTTATCTTGTATTGTTTCAAAACTTGGTGTTTTAAACATAATTACCTCCTATTTTTTTTCCCATTTAAATTTTAATTGTCCTGTAACTGGTTGCCACTCTCTACCAGGTCTTGTTGTCCATCCTTTGCCTTTTTCCCAACCCCCAGTTTCACCAATAATTTTATATCCTGCACCTTTTAAACTAGATCCAGATTCTTCTTGCAAAGTATAAGTAATCATTCTTTTGCCGCCCATTTGTTGCCATATTCTCCATATCCTACCGTACAGAAAAGAACTTGTATTCTTTGGTGCCTTTTCGTTTACACATACTCTTACCGCTTCTGCTGTAAATCCATCATCAAGCCTTCTAGCTACAGGCCTACCTACAATAGCTACGCCGACTAATTGATCTTTGTGTGAAGCACCTACTGCAAATTTTGCACCATGCACAGGTTTGTTATGCCTATGAAAATTTTGCACAAATAAATTAGCATCTTTAATTGATAGCGGTATCATTTGTAAATTCATTCTTCAAAGAATGTAGGATCAACAGCAACAAACCTTTTCGTTGGTCTACCTTTGCCACCTACTTTAATATCTATTTCTTGGATTTCTCCAGCATTTTTAAGTCTTTCTATTATTTCTTTAACCTCATGTGACTTCATGCTTCTAAATAGTTCATGACGGTCAACCTCACGTTTAGATATACCCTCGCTCTCTCTAGACCTAATATAAGACAATACTTGCTTAATTTTGGCCTCAGTAGCAGAACTTGCTACCTTGTCTCTACAGGCCTCTATAAAAAGCATATCGTAATATCTAACGTAATCTATTGCCCATTTTGTAACATCTGCTGTAATCGTTGCAGTTTGTGCATTTGATGCCAGAGCACATATCAAAGCTAATCGCATAGCTTTTTCCTTAGAACGGCTTAGAAGAGGCTCTAGGCCATCTTTTTCTAATATATCTTGTCTTTGCACTATTTCACTAGCAAACTCTTGTAGTAACTGCTCTGAGTCTGCATCAAAGCTTAGAACCTCTTGATCAAGGTTACATTCAGAGTTATTTACCATAGGTTGTGACAAACCACCCCTATCTCTTCTAATATAGTTTACCCAGTTGACTATAGTTAGTGGCGGTTTCTTAATCTTTTTAAGATTAGATACACGTCTTGGTTCTTTAGATTCTATAACCATAAATCTATTTAAAAAGCCGTCTGCTATACGTCCAGAGTTTAGTGCTTTATAAAAATTTTTGGGTACAGACAATCCAACCATAGTTATTGCAGGCTTATGTGTTACACGGTTCATTATCTTTTCTTTGATATCTTCTACTTGTATGCCCATTAAAGAATAATTATCTGGCCTCAAGATACCGTGACATCTGCCCCAAGCTTCCATAAGCGTTTGTATGCCGTCTTCTTTATTAGTGTTACCAGCTTGACTAATACTTTCTAATCTTTTACCAAACTCGTCCATAATAGTTACGTGTGTAGGCCTCATTTTTAATACTGAGTGCACAGCACCACTAGAGGTATATCCGTCCCCTACTACCAATTTATCGTGCTCAGAGGCATTTAAAACTGCTTCTACAAAGGTTTTTATGTTCTCCTTTCCCTGTCCTGACTTTGCTATACACATAAAATACATACTAGAAAAGTTATTCATGTTAGTTTTGAAGATCCTACCGCATGTAACACTAGCTAATGCCAAAGCACCTACAAGAGATAATTCTGGTTGTGATACTTGTGCTATATCCTCTGCATACTCATACATATCTTTGAGTAAACCTGGAGGATTAAATAAATCTTTTGGTGGCGTAACGTCTTCTTTAGTTTGCACAAACAAAGGTGCAAGCTGATTCTTTCTATCGTGTGTCTTTTTGACATTATCTACTACAGACTCTACTTCTTGTTGCGGTAGTGGTGGTGAGTTTTCTTTGTTCCAGTTATGTAAGAATATTTTTACAAAGTCTAGGTTTACATTTTTAGAGATTAGGTATCCAGCTATACGAGCTGCATTATCATTACGCGATCCTTCGTTTACACCTGTTAAGGAGAAAGGTGCGGTCTTACGTACACTATCTTGTTTGGGTACACCTGTAATCTTTTCAAACTCTTTCTCTGTAAAATCAGGTAAGTCTTTATGATCATATATATCCCAACCAGGCAGGGGTATAGGCTTATATATTTGACCGTTCGCATGACGGTTGTAAGGAGCAATAATAAGTCCACCTACACCCCTTAAATCAATTAATCTTTCAACTGGAGTTTCGTTAGTTCTTCTTGTAGCAAAAGTTGTATAGTTTTCTGGGTTGTTATAGTAATAGTGCATGCCTTTACCAGTTCTAACTTTGTAAGGACAGGTTGGTAAATTATCTTCAACCCAAGTCATAGCCTCTGGCGAGTCAGCATCTACAACAATAAACTGGCCACAAACTAACGCTACTACTAAATTATCTTGGCCTTCAAACCAGTTTTGTACGGTTTCTCTACAAGGCCTTTCGTTCTTATATTGTTCCCAACCTTTCAAAAAAGGTGGTGGTTTTTTGTTGGATCTTTGTAAAGGTACTACGTTATAGCCCTCATCATAAAAAGCCAGAGCAATATCTATCGCTGCCTCATCCTCAGACAGATTAAAATCAAACATGTTGAATTAATCTTCTGTCAGTAACTCTGCTATATCACCATAAATACCTTCAAAGTCTAATCGACCTTCTGTTAATTTTATGATTCTTTTAGCTTGTCTTATAGACGGTTGCCTGTGACCGTATCTCCAGGCTTCTATAGTGTGTTCAGAAACACCCCAGTCTTTTGCTGCTTTTTGTTTACCTAAAAACTGTATGTAAGAAGATAGGGTTATCTTTTCAACCTTCCTGTCTTTGTACTTTGGTTCTATACCCATTCCTTCTAATCTCCTTAGCTCTTGTCTGGATATTGAATTTACTCTATGATAATAGTTAGCAATCCAAACAAAATCTTCTATTGCGTTTTCCATTTACCCTCCTTACAGTTTGCAAAAATAATATTTTACTTATTGTAGTATTATAGTATATAATATGCAAGTTACATATTTTTATCACAGGAGGTATATATGAGTAACGATTTAACAAGCAGGATTGTCACACCTGAAAAGCTAGTGCAAAACCAAGGTGCTAAAGTTTTAGTATACGGTATGGCTGGTGCAGGTAAAACTAGTCTTGCAAAAACAGCACCAGGAAAGGTGCTTGTAATAAGTGCTGAAGCTGGCTTACTTTCTATTAAAGATGCCACAAACGTAGATGCGATAGAAGTAAAAGAAGCATCAGAACTTATGCAACTTTATGATCTATTAAACACAGGTCAGTTGCAATATGATACAGTTTGCTTAGATTCTATTTCAGAGATAAGTGAATTATTACTTCAACAAGAAAAAGCTAGACACAAAGATCCACGTAAAGCTTACGGAGAAGTACAAGAGTCTGTAACAAATGTCATGCGAGCATTTAGAGATTTACAAATGCATGTCATGTTTATTTGCAAAGAAGAAAAAGTAAATAGTGACGGTATATTTATGCACGAACCAAAAATGGTTGGTACTAAATTAGGTCAATCTATAACTTACTTTTTTGATGAAGTCTTAGCTCTTAGAGTTATAGATGATACAGACGCAGAGGGTAACGCAGTTCAAGCCAGGTGGTTACAAACCAGAGTTGGCCAAGGCTACGTTGCAAAGGATAGGAGTGGTAAGTTAGAAGCTTTTGAAGTTCCTGATCTTACTGCATTAATAGAAAAGCTAGGGTTTACAGCCGTAGCTAAAAATACAGATAATGTAAAGGAGATCGGTAATGTCTGATTTTGATGATATAACTTACGTAGAGGTAGAAGATAAACCATCTGGAGCACCAGTTGCTCCATCTGGTGAATACCCATCTAAAATTATCTCGGCTGAAAAATATAAATCAGCTGCAGGTAATTGGACTCTTAAAGTAATTTTTCAAATAGCTGGCGGTAGTTATAGAGATCATAACGAGTGGTATAGTTTATGGTCAGTTAATGAAGATGCTAAAAGAGTAAGTACAGAAAATTTTACAAAACTTAGTAGGGCTGTTGGTTTTGATAAAAAACCGCCAAGCTCTGCAAAGGAATATATTGGAAAAGAACTTATGCTTACTGTAAAAGAAGTTGAGAATAACTGGACTGATAATGATGGTAATGAGAGAACTGGCACTAAGAATAAAATTATAGCCGTCAATCCTTCTGGCGGTATGTCGCCACCCCCTGCGGCAGTACCTCCTGATCTAGGATAAAACTAAGGGGCGTTAAGCCCCTTTTTTTTGGTTTAATAAAAGTTCTAATTTACGCCTAGGTATGACCTTTTTATCTTCACATTTTTGACAACAATAACCTTTAGCGACTGGCCAGGCATTATGACCACGATTCCAATAGGCTATACCGTTTACATTTCTTCTTATTTCAATATCGCCTTTACAGATAACGCATTTATGTACGTCTTCAAACGTCCCCATTCTTTTCCTTTGTCTCTCTAATTTTTGTAACTAAATCCAACACAACTTTTTTTTGTCGTTTTATTATTGGGTTGTCTCTATCATAATTAACACTTTCTGCGGCATTTAATAAATGATCAAGTTTAGATTTTTCATTCTCTAAACAAGCGTATAAATATTTTATCATGTCAAAGTCTGTCATCTGTTTTCAATAAAAGCGTAAAGCATAAGCAATAATATACCGACTACAGCATAAAAACTCATGTCCATTATCTATCCTCTAATTTGTTACGAGCTCTTGTAAGATACCAGATAGCCTTATCAAGATCCTGGATATTTGCATCTTTGTAATCTGCTCTCCAGATATACTTAATAGCTGCTGCCTTACAGTAGCCAATAAACTGTTCAAAGGTTAAAGCTGATTCTATTGCGTCTATACACTCAATAGAGCCTTTCTTATAGTGTGGGGGGTGGTTTACGTTATCTGTCATCTTTTCTCCATAGCATATCGCCAGTTTAAATTATTATTTTGTAATCTTTCATTTATTTTTTTCTTAACATATTCATGTACTTCTATCGGAGCCCCAATACTTGACATACCAAATCTGTCAAGTTCTTTTGGTACTTCAAGTTCAATAACTACTGTAAATGTGTCTTTAGTCATTTTGTTTCTCCATTTTTTTAAAATACCATCTATGGCCATCAAGCACCTGAGCTGCGTGCTCATAACCCCATTTGTAGTCATAATATTT